GCTCGTTAAAGTCTACTCCGACATTGCTGCACAGGCGGTGACAGTCCTCAATGGTGACGGCAATGTCTAAATTAAACGCCTTGCGAACCCTGTCCTCTGATACCTCAGTGCCAACAGGTTCACCATACTCGGGGTCATGCTCTTTGATTAGGTGGCCGATTCCAAACGTGGGTAGATGCAAATGATCTAAATAAATCAAATACTTACAGCCCTCGTCCTCTGCGAGTTCTTCTCTTAACTGATCTTTATTCATGATTAAGGTTGTCCTGTTCCAAGCAGTGTCGCTGTGGCTGGATTAATTCCTAGCGCTTGTGCAACGGCTGGGTTTTGTGCCGCTTGCTGGCGTATAGTTGCCGCGTTAGCAGGAGGCCCACCAACTGGCTGCGTGTTAGGCGCGAGCGGCTGTGTTACATTTACCTGACCAATGCCTGATGCGGACACGGGTGGGTTCATGCGACTTTGTATCTGCGACAGTTGCTGGTTAAGGTCAGAGTTTTCCATTACAGCGCTAATTTGTTTAGATGCTTCGTTAGCACCTTCTTGCAGGGCTTGCCCCGGAGTTTGTGCTATCGAAGCGCCAATCAACTCTCCTAAAAGCTCTGATTTTGCTTTAGGACTTAGTCCCTTTGACATTCTTTCATAGTCCCTCACAACCTTCTTATATATAGGTGCAGAGTCTAAAATCCTTGTAACTGTAACGGCTCTGATAATCGTGCCTATATTCGCTAAAGGACTTGCGGCGATATTAGCCGCAATAAGATCACCACCTTGAGCAGTTTTAGCATTTGCTGCCAAAATTTTTGCAAACTTTTCCATGTCAATGCCCATTTGCTTACCAAAAATAGCCCGCAACTTTCCCTTTTCAGCGGCTGCTGTAAAGGCGCTAGACATACTCTGCAAAGCCTTGCCGTCAATAAGTGCGCTCACACCAAAATCTTTAGTCAAGTCGGATAAAACGAACTGTCTTACTTTTTCTCTGCCAGCATCATCAAGTGAATTCATAATTGACTTTACTTCATTGGACTTGGTGCCAACAGCGGCGATATAGGAAGCCGCTCTGTCAGGATCTATAGATTCCTCTGCAAGTATTTTTTTGCGAATACTATTTTGACTAAAATCGTAAAATTCTTTTTGTGCCTTTGCGACATTTTCTAATGCACTAACAAGAGGCTGGCCCGCCCCCATAGACCTAGCGCCAAGTAATGCGCTTTCTACATCAACTTTCGATGTCCTGCCGGGAATTGTAGTCTGGCGTATCTGCTCAGAAAGCTGTTTAATTTTTGCGTAACGTGCCTTTCCAAAAAGAACATCGCCCGTTGCACCAAGATCATCTATCTGTTTAGAAAAATTAGATCCCTTAAAAGCAAACGCATCTTTATCACTAAAACCTGTTTTTTTGACAGCATTCGTTAGCCACTCGGTAGCAAGGCGCTCTCTAAACTCGTTGGTGAGTTTGTCTTTTTGTCCTTTCGGCGCATTTGCTCTAATAACTTCTAATGTTTTTGTCACAGATTGGGGATTGCCGTTTTTGATAATTTTAGACATAAACGTGACATTAGGCATTAGATCTTCGATTGGCGTCCCAGAGTTTCTGCTTTTTACCACATTGTCTCTAAGTTCTTTTAGCCCAGTAGCTCTGGTCATGTTGTCAATTTTGGTCATGCCATCTAAATAGAACTTGCGGGCTGGCCCCAGTTCTTTAGCTGCGTTGCTTAAAAGCTGCACACCCTCATCGCCAAGAGATAGCGCTGAAGACTGAGCGGCGTTGGTAACGGCTTTTTCCGTCATCATGTTGTCGAGCATCTTTATGGCGTTATCAAGCTTTTCAGTTCCGTTCATGCCCTTAAAGGCAAAGTTTGTATCCCAAAGTTTCTTGCGCAAAAGATATAATTGAGCAAAAGAAGCTTTATTATTCAGAGATTCAAAGCCCTGCACAAGTGCATTTGCGATTAAATCTTCAGCTTGATCTTTAGCGTCAAGTCCAGTGCTGGCCCTGATGGATGGGGTGTACCGCGCTTTAAGCCCCTCGGCTAATGACTTTAAACCACTTGTGTCAAATATTGCTGAATCACCAACCGTGTCCTTCATAACTTTATCAATAGCGGCATATTTAGATGTGGCTAACTGATCAAATTGGTTTAGTGACTTGGCAAGGGACTGAAACACAAAGTCGTTAATACCTTCGTCTAACTTCGCAGCAGCGCCCAGCTCTTTCGCAAGCTCGTCAAACTGATTTAAAACACCGCTTCTAGCCTCTTCTTCCGCTATCTGTAAGGCTTGGTTTTTACCCTGTATGCCAGCCTTCAGAACTTCTCCAGCTTCATCAGCAATAGACTGAGATATAGGCTGATCAGCGGCCAAACCAAGCTGAGACTTGTAAGTGTTAAATGTATCGTTAAGCGTTTTAAAATTGCTTATGAGGCGCTTGCTTGTTCCTCTAATCTTTTCACCAATTCTCTGCGCTCTAGAACCAATTGCTGTGCCGCCAGCGCTTTCAAGGGTTGGCGCAAGCCCGCCAAATCCAACGCGAGTTTCTCCAAACCCCATACCCGTTGGACCAGAAATCTCGGTCATAACCTCATCAACTGGGCGACCTGTTTGCTCGGAAATTTCTTTTGCTTGAGCCAGTAGTATTCTTTTAGAAGCTTTTTCGTCAGCAAGCCCCATACCAATTGTTTTCAGCTCTTCACCTTCTAATTTTTTTCCTCGCAAGCCACGGACAAACGGAGCCGCAATTTTTATTGCTCCTCCAATTACCACCTCACCGGCTGCGCCAACACCAAAGTCTAATGCAAGATCTTTTGTAATCTCACTAGCGTTTTGTCTGGACACACCAAGAAGCCCTTCAATAGCCTCTTCAACCGCACCAGCAGCCGCTGTACCTGTACCAGCGCCCAGAGCGCCGCCAAGAAAGGTGCCGATTGGCCCCATTGAGCTACCTAGCGCTGCGCCTTTTACTGTACCGTAAATACCGCCAGCAATATCCGCACCCATGCTTGTCAAGTCGGCAAGGTCATACCAACTCAAGCCCTCTTCATCAATGAGAGTGTTTTTCTGTAAGTCAACACCAACTTTTTTACCGCCCTCTGGAGTAAGGGCAAGCCTTCCACGATTGTCGCGCAGAAAGTCAGTGCCTTTAGACATGCCAAATAATTCTGTTAACTTAGCATCTTCTTCTTCAGCTTTTTCAGCCATAGACAGGACAGCGCGAAGCGAACCGCTTTTTACACCGGTTTCTGTGTCAAATGCTGGTCCTCTTTCCGCTTCATCTCTCATGGCAGAAGCTTGTGACGCTCTGGACTCTTCACCCTTTTTTGACTCGACCAGACGCATAATGTTGATTTCTTCTTCAATGGAAGGGCTTTCACCTTCTATTTCAACAAAAAAGCTTTCATTAGGAAGGTCAATTTTAATTTTTCCCATTATTCTTCCTATCTGTTTTTGAAGCTATAAGTTAAAACGCCTGTTTCTGGGTCTCTGCTTACTGAAGCCCCAAAAGCCTCTTCAACATTTTCTTTGTTTTTAAATGCGCTTTGAATTGATTCGCTTATGGCCTGTCTTGTTTCATTATACTGTTCTTCAGTGGAGTATCTTTTTTTGTCACCAAACAAATTCAGTTGTCCAGTAATAGCGTCTTCTCTTTGCTCAAAAATCTTTTTAGCTTCTTTAATCCTAAACAAAGCATCTTGAGGATTTTTCAAGAAATCAACGCCGCCTAAAAGATTCTTAATGTTTTGAATATCAACATTAGAAATGCCGTTGCCAGTTTCTTGCGTAAGGAACCGTTTAAACTGAGCTATAACCCTATCTCTGATAGCTGCTGCTTCTGTTAGGGGCCTTTCGTCTGTCTTGTATTCGCCAGTAAATACTTCTCGCGTTTCTTTTCCAATCACATTGCCTTGTTCGTCTTTTATTTCGACTTCTCTTTTTTCAAATACAGGCTCTTGGTTAAAGTCAAATCCAAAAGATTGGGCAACACCTTCGCCCCATTCTTTTAATAAGCCAGTGTTTATACCGCCCCTGCCTTCTCCATCTTTGATCGCTTTTTCAAGTCTTGTTTCAATTCCTGTAAGGGCAAATTTCCCTTCTTTTACATCTGCAAGGGCTTGACCAAATTTTCTGGCATCATCTTTGGGGAACAAAAATATCGTTTGACCATTTTGGTTTTTTCCAACCGTATATTTTAAGCCCTTTAAGCTTTCAATAGGCTGTTGAGTTGTTTTGTGATCAAGTTTGTACTTGTCTGTAGCGTACTTTCCTTCAAGCTTCATCCATTCTATTTCAGCATCATTTTTTAACTTCATTTGCTTTAGAAGTCTTTCTTGTCTGTACTTGTCTTTTGTATCAGACATTGCTTCAATTCTCTTCAACTCAGCGGCATAGATCGCGTTTGTTCTGTCTTGCAAACGCTGAGTTTGATCGACAATGAATGTGGCTCTTGCGTTTTTATCTTCTTTGCTACTAGAAAGAGCATACTTGCCAGCAGCAATTTGTGCTGCCTTTGCTTCAGCCCTTGCCCTTTCCATAGCTGGTAGCGCTGCTTCGCCAGCTTCGCCTACAGCAGAAAGCATTTTTCCAACATTGAAACCTTTACCTGCTTTGTTTTGCATAAGAGCAAAACCAAACGCCATTAAGGCCGCTTTATTGTCAGGCTCTCCAGAAATGTCTATGCCTGTAGCATCAGAAAATTGTTTTTTATAATCATCTATGCTTTTAGCTTCTTCTGGGGCAAGACCCATCATGTCGTTATAGCTTTTCATTGAACTTGCTATAAGCTCTTGGTATCCATTTAGCTGCCCAAGAACTCCAGACTGGCTGGCGTCTTTTTTAGCTTGAGACTCTTCTAAAGCTCGCATAGCATTTGGATTAGAGCGATCAATACCATCAGATGGTGTGGTAGTGGTTGATGTTTCTGTGTCGGAAGCGGCTTCTTCGCCGCCGCCAACGACTAAATCTTCGCCCATCTCGCCATCAAAATCGGCGGGAGGCACATCAAAATCAATAATATCTTCAGTAGCTCTTGGTATAGTGCCACCAAATTCTTCATCAAAATTCAAAGATCCACCAGTAACATCAAAATCCCCTCCATAAAGATCTCTGCCTGTTTTGATGTTTGGACCAGTAAAAAGACCTTGCAAAATAGATCTTTCTGCATCAGTAACCATTCGGCCAGCGCCACGAAAATCTTTTACAAACTGACCGCCTA